TAATAGAAGGAATAAAAGCAATTTCAACAATAACAATATTACCAATTTTAGCTTCAATGCTAGCAGAATATTTAGGCAATATAGTAACAATTCAATTTATTATGACTTTAATTGGAATATTAGTAGTAATTGCAGTAATAGTACTAGTTAAAATTGAAATGTACGAAGCAAAAATAAAAAGAATAAAAAAGCAAAAAAGACAGATTAAAATTTTTGATTTTTAGTGAGGAGGAAAAAATATGGAATTAGATAAAAGAATTTTACAATCAGATACATTTTCAGAAATGCCAGCAAGTACAAAAGCTTTATATTTATTATCAATATTAACAGCAGACGAGAATGGAATATGTCAACCATTAACATTAAAGAAACAAAACAGATTATCAAATAATGACATAATGATACTTAAACAACTTGGATACTTTAAAAATATAGCAATAGGAACAAAAGTAATAACAGAATATACCAATTCTACTTTTAAAAAGGTTGATGAAGATTTATTGAAATATGATTTTGATAAGGAGTAAAAATGGCAGAAGTTAAATGGATAAAAATAGTTACAGATATTTTTGATGATGAAAAAATCTTATTAATTGAATCAATGCCCGAATCTGACGGAATAATAGTTATTTGGTTTAAACTACTATGTTTAGCAGGAAAGCAAAATAACAATGGAGTATTTTTGATAAACGAAAGAATTCCTTATACAACAAAAATGTTAGCAACTATTTTTAGAAGAAAAGAAGCAACAGTTGAATTAGCTCTAAAAGTATTTGAAGATTTTGGAATGATAAAAATCATTAATAATACTATTACAATTCCAAACTGGGGAAAGCATCAAAACTTTTCAAAAATAGAGAAAAATAAAGAATATATGCAAGATTACATGAAAGAGTATAGAGCTAAACAAAAATTATTAGCAGAACAAAACTCTGATTCTAACAGTAAAGTTAACAGTAAAGTTAACAGTAAAGTTAACAGTAAAGGTGTTGTTAATGCTCTAGATAAGAATAGAGAAGATAAGAATAGAGAAGATAAGAATAGAGAAGATAAGAATAGAGAAGATAAGAATAGTATAGAAGAGTCAAAAATGTCGCTTACTAGCGATGAAATGCCACTTACTAGCGAAGAAATGTCGCTCGAAACCGACAATTTATCGTCTAACGACTCACTAGCTATCGCTAGCCCTACTCCAACTGAAAACAAAAAAGAAGTTTTTAATAATTTTTTGAATATCTACAACGAAGAATGCACTAATCTACCGAAATGTTTAAAAATTACAGAAAAAAGGAAAGTAGCAATAAATAAATGCTTAAAAGAAAAGATAAATGAAGAAGTATTTAGAGAAATATGTATTAAAGCTAATCAGTCAGATTTTTTAATAGGTGAAAACGATAGGAATTGGAAAGCAGATTTTGATTTTGTAACAAGAAGCGATAAAGCAATGCAGATTCTAGAAGGAAAGTATGAAAATAGACAGAAAAGTAACAATATTTTTTACGAAATAGGAAAGGAGGAAGGAATATTTTAGATGACTAGAGAAGACACAATAAAGATATTAAGCATATTAAAAGCAAGTTATCCGAACTTCTATAAGGATATGAGCAAAAAAGACGCAGAAACAACAGTAAATTTATACACAGAAATGTTTGGAAACAATGACTCAAATTTAGTCGCAACTGCGATAAAAGAATTAATACAACATCAAAGCTATCCACCAACAATAGCAGATATAAAGAATAAGATAGATGAATTAACACAACCTTATGAAGAAACTGAAGCGGAATTGTGGGAAATATACAAAAAGACAATTCAGAGTGGATACTATGGCGATAGAACAGAGTTTGATGCATTACCTAAAGCTATTAAATCATATTTAGGAAATAATCCAAACAGGATCAATGAACTAGGAATGATGGAGAGCTCGACATTTAACTCAGTTGAAAAAGGAATATTTCTAAAACAAATCAAAGTAATCAAGGAAAGAGCGAAAAGCATAAGAATGATGTTGCCTGAAACACAAAAATACTTAAATAACTTTTTAAGTGGTAACGCAGGAATTCAATTTTTGAATTAGAGAGGAGTAAAAATGGATTATTTAGATGAACTAGAACTCGAATTAATAGATATGGAATACGAAAATTGGAGAGATGAACAAGTTAGAGAAGAGTACTTAAAATCACAAAATTTAGAAGAATACATTTAAAACGCTTTAAAATCGATTTTAAGACAAAAAACAATTTAAATAACAACTTATATTATTTCAATATAAAAATAAAAATTTGATAAGGCTATTTTGAAAATTTAAGCATATAGAGAACGTTTGTAAAAGTAAAATAATAGAGAGGAGGTAAAAATGGAAGAAACAGAAGAAATAAAACTATTAAATCCACAAGAAGTCAGCAGAGAAACAGGAGTTGGACTTTGTACAGTTTACGAATGGTTTAAAAGAACAGACTTTCCAAAAGTTCCTGATACTAGAATAAATAGAATAAGTAAACGAGCATTAGGCTTTTGGTTAATGAAGATAGACTACAACCAAATCGTCAGAGAAGCAGTTGAAAAAGAAGTAAAACGAGATTTTAGGAGGTGATGATGAAAGAAAAAATTAAAAAACGAACAAAAAAATAGGTTTTTTGAGAAAAAGACGAATAAATCAAAAGAAAAGGAGGTAAAAATGAATATAAAAGAGAAAATTGAATTAATAGAAACATTACTAACTTGCAATAAATACGGAAATCCCGAATTTGCTAAAAGAAAAATAATTGAAGTTTGTGATGAAATAAAAAAAGAACTTGATAGACCATCGCTAAATCAATCTATCAAGAACATGTAAAAAGTATACGACTAGAGTATAGAACATTTTATTTAAAAAGTAAAGGAGTATATATGGATACACTATATAACATTACGAATAAAATAATTGATTTAATGGACAAAACAGAAAATGAAGAACTAACAGAAGAGGAACAAAGCCTATTAAGTCAAGAAGTTGAAAAAGAATTAATAAATAAGTCAAGCAGCATAATAGCGTATGTACAAAATAATGAAGCATTATCAAAAGCAATCGATGACGAAATAGATAGATTAACAGAAATGAAGAAGAAGTTAAAAAATAAAACAGATAAATTTAAAGAACAAGTTTTAAACAATATGGACAGATTAGGAATTGAAAAAGTTACTACAAATATTGGTAAGTTAGCAGTTAGAAAGAACCCGATAAGCGTAGAAATCTTAAATGAAAACATAGTGCCAAATGAATTCAAAAAAGAAGTAGTAAAGACAAACATAGATAAAACAGCAATCAAAAATTATTTTAAAGAAACAGGAGAAATAATACCTGGAACAGTAATAAACACAGAAAAATACAGTTTAAGGATAGAAAATATATAAAAAGGAGAATGTAATGGAAGAAAACATGAACATTTTTAATTTGGTTAAAAGAGTACCTAAAGAAGCCAAAAAAACTATTACTGGTGGAAGATTAAAGGGAATGACTGATATTAAGCCAATGTGGAGAATTGAAAAACTTACAGAAATGTTTGGACCTTGTGGAATAGGTTGGAAAACTAAAATTTTAAACAAAGAAATAATAGATGTTTCTAATGGTGAAAAAATAGTGACAATAGATATTCATTTATTTATTAAGCAAAATGGAGAATGGTCAGAACCAATAGAAGGAATAGGAGGTAATAAATTAATCGCTAAAGAAAACAATGGATTATATAACTCAGATGAAGCTTTTAAAATGGCATATACTGATGCTTTATCAGTCGCTTGTAAGTCTTTAGGAATGGGTGCAGAGGTTTATTGGGGGGATAGTAAATATACTACAGAACAAACTAAAAGTCCAGCACCACAAGTTGACTTAAAAACTAAAATAGAAGGTTTTAAAAAGTGGCTAGAAACTAACAATGTCAGTCAAGATTTAATTCAAATAACATTAGAAAAATACAATGTAAATAACATAGATGAAATGAACTTAGAACAATTAACAAATGTTACAAAAGAAATAAAGGAGGTATGTAAAATTTAGTGATAGGAACTAAAAAAGAGATACTACATAAACTAATAAATTTAGAAGATGAACAAAAAGTATACGAACTAAAAGAATACAAACAAAAAAGAAGTTTGAATGCAAATAATTTGTTGTGGTTGCTAGTGAATAAACTAGCAATTGCAATAAAAAGTACAGCAGAAGAAGTATATATATCAATGTTAAAAAGATATAGCGAGTGTCAATTAGTTAGCGTAAAGAGTGAGATAAATGTAAATGGATTCTTTAAGTATTACGAAGAAGCTGGAAAATCAATTTTAAAAGGTCAAAGCTACACACACTATAAAATATATTTAGGAAGCTCAGAAATGAACACAAAGCAAATGTCTCGTTTAATTGATGGCGTTATAGATGAATGTAAGGCATTAGATATAGAAACAATGCCTGAAGAATATATAAAAAGATTAAAAGAAGATTGGAGATAAAAATGGAAAAAGAAAAGATGGAAATAGAAAAAATGTTAGAAGAAATTAAAGAAATGTTACAAAAAAATGTACAAGAAAGAATAAAAGCGAAAGTTAATGTAATAGTTAAAGGAAATAATAGTGAAGTAGCAATTGAAGGAACTTTTTTAGGAATGTTAACAGCTATTAAAAGCATTACTCAAGCAGTAAATGAAAGAATGATAGAAAGAGGAATGGATGAAAAATATGTAAAAGAAGTTTTGGAAACAGCTTTTAAAGAAGGATTAGAGATAGAAAATGAAAAGAGAAAAAATTAAAAAAAAACAAATGTTAGAAGAATTTAAAGCAATTAAAAGAGTGCTGCAAAAGAAAGCACCAGAAGAATTAAAGGCGAATGCTAATGTAATAGTTATAGTAAATGGGTGTGAAGTAGAAATTCCAGAAAATATATCAGAGATATTAATAGCGATTATAAATATTATTCAAGTAGTAAATAAAAAAATGATAGAAAAAGGGATTGCTAAAGAAGAAACAAAGAAATTATTGAAAGTGGCTTTTGAAATAGGAATGGAGGCATAAAATGGAAGAGTTATTAAAAGAATTAATGAAAGCTGTAAGAAAAGATAAAAGAGCAACAATTAATGTGAAAGTTGAAGGAATTAAAAGTGAAATATTAATAAAAGGAGATGGAATAGGAATATTAACAGCTACTAAAAACATTATTCAATCAGTACGCAAAAATATTATAGAGATAGGAATAGATGAAGAACAAACAAACAAAATTTTGGAATTTGTTTTTAAGAAAGGAATGGAAGAAACAGATGAATAAAATAGGTGAAAAATTAAAGAAAGA